TTACCCATAATATAGAGGGGTTTTAGTGCATTGTTCTCTCCGCAATGACATAACTATTTACAAAAAAATTTATACCTATTACTGTTTTTCTTAACAAAAAGAAATGCCTAGTGTTGCTCTTGAAGTTTCTCCACAACAGTCTTTGCTTGCATGGGTGCAACATCATTTAATCCATTGACATCGAACCAAGGTGCCTCCTCCCAATCAAATCCTTCTCCAAATGTATTATCAGGTGCTACAACATACCAATGACATTTGGCATCTGGTATATCTACAGCACAAACTGCCCAATCATCTGCCCACTGCGGTACTTGAACATACATCACAGGTAGATGATTTGCAAATAGTGAAAGTATAAAAGAAAATATTATCATGATTTATTTAGTATAGCATAAAAAAAGAGACCCGTGAAGGGTCTCTTGAAAAAATATGTAATTGAGATTACATAAGGTTGGAAACCTTAACTCTTCTGTAGTAACGGTTCTTGTTGATTGCAAGACGACCAAGACCCTGAGAAGTAGCATCTCCTTCAGCGAATGGGTTAGCGACCATACCATATCTGGTTTTGAAACCAATTTTTGGCTGGAATGTGTCTTGTCCAACTGCTCTAACCATTTGTAGAGGTACATATGGGCAGTAGAATAATCCTGCGTCATAAGGTGAAGCACCTTTGTAACCTACAACATAGTACTGATCAGCAGCTAAGTTTGCAGCGAATGGATCGATGTATACTCTATACTTACCTTGTAATACACCAGCAAATGTGTTGCCTGTGTCATCAACATTAAGGTTAGCATTAAGTGCTGGAGTGTAATCTAGAACTCCTGCCATTGTGAGTGCAGATGCAACATCAGCAGAGCAGAGGATCATGTTACCCTTTCCGCGACGAGTTCTTTGTGCGATTGCGTTCGCATCTCTCTCGATTTGGAAGATAAGTCCTTTGAACTTCTCAACTGACCAACGACCGTTGCTGTCAGTATCTAAGTCGAACGCACCGGCAGTTGCCACATTAGTCTGTGCTCCAGACTCAGCAACCTTGTAGATTGTTCTGATAACTTCTCTGTTTATCTCAGCAAGTATCTCTGTTGAAAGGATATTTGCTAATTCTGCTTCAGCATTCAATCCATGAATTGCCTTAAGGTCTTGAGCAAGTTCTAAACTGTACTCTGCCTTTAGTGCTCTGGATTTCGCTGTAACGGTGACTTTCTCGATTGAGAATGCCATCTCGTTGAACAGTTGACCTGTTTCTCCGAGTGCTTCAGCGTCTTCTGTATCCATACCACGACCAACTGTAAATGCTGCTTGGTTAGCATTTGACTCTGGGTTTAGTGCAGCAGGGTTTGTTGTCTGATGTCCTAAGTTACCACCAGTTGTACCGAAACCAACAGCGGCTCCTGTTAAACCACCTTCATTCTGTGTATAACCAGCAGAGATGTCGTTTCCTCCATCTGGATGCTGTGCAGAGAATGCTGTGTCTGGCTCGTTGAATAGTGCCTCAGTTCCACTCTGATTAGTGAATCTGGATCTCATTGCGAAAATAAGTCCTGTTGGGCCGCTCATTGGTTGTACACCAGCTAGGTCATATGCGACCAAGTTTGGCATAGAACGACGAATAAGACTTATAAGTACTGGGTCGAAACCAGCGACTGGGCCACCAGCTGTAGCACCAGCAGAGAAACCAGCAGTTGCACCAGATGAACCGGTTGTTACTGTAGGTTGCTCAGATAAGAATTCACGCTCTTCGCGTTGTGTTTGCTCTTGGTTCTCTAAGAGAACTGCAGTCACCATTCTTCTATGATTATCTTTGATTGGATCTAGTCCATCATAGTCTAGAAGTGGGGCCCACTTTTCTACAAGAGCTTCCTGATTAATAGGGGCTTGCATTTGAAAAATTTACCTCGTTAGTTTGAATTTATGATATAAAAATCACTTTTTAGACACACGGCTCATTGTCTGAAGATATGTTTCCATTGTACTGGATATATCCTGATATGTTGGAGTGCTTGTCTCTTCAGATAGGTTCTCCGACTTGTCTTTTTGAGCTCCAGCGTTACTTGGGAAGTATGATTCCTTTAAAGTAACTAGTTTCTCACGATAGTCTGCTTCACTTTCAAACTCAACATTCTCTACGAGGGTTGCAAGTTTTTCCTTCTGAGTTGTTGCTAATCCTTCGGTGACTTCACCAAAAACAACATCTGCAGAGGACTCGGCTAATCTCCTGTTTAGAGCAACATTCTTTTCGATTTGCTCGTTGAGTTTACCTTCCATTTCATCAAGTTTATCTACCATGCTCTCGATGACATCATATTTGTCTTCAGGGATTGATACATAATGTTCTTCAAATAGACTCTTCATTCCATTTAAGAATGAATCAGTCATCTCAGTCTTGAGACCGGATTCAACAGCAATTTGATTGTCTGTCATCCACTCGTCTGCCACATACTCTAAGTATGCGTCAACTCTTTCCTCAAGTTCTGACTTTATAGATGCAACTTCTTCTACGAGTTGCTCTTCGTATTCGGCCTTAACACTTTCTTTTACTTCAGCAAGTTTAGAATTAATTGCTGCTTCAAAGATTGTTCTTGCCTTTGTTTGAAACTCTTCTGAAAGATCTTCGCCTTCAAAGAGTGCCTTAACATCTGCTTCGATGTCAATCTGCTCTTCTTCAACTACTTCTTCCTCTTCAGTTGCTTCCTCTTCGGCAACAACTTCTTGAGTTTCTTCGACTTCTGCAGTCTCTTCTTCAGAAACTACTTCGTCTTCAGAGACTTCAGTTTCAGCGACAACTTCGCCTTCAACTTCTTCCTCTTCCTTCATGCCCGCTGGCATTGGATCTGCAGGTTTTGCACCTTTAGAGACAATATCCTTAACCTGTTTTAAGGTTGTTCCGGGTGTTTTCAATTTGTTTGAATCATCATCAGGCTTTGAGTTCTCAGGGGTAGGGCCTCCTAAATCCTCATAAGACCCAGTTTGACCGGGAGTTGTTAAGGACAATTTTGGCATTGGATCTGCCGATTTTGCCCCTTTGGTTACTACATTTTCCATTTCGTTTAATTTTGACCAACGGACATTTAATTTTAGATTTAAAATAATCTATATTTATTTATAATGTTACAGATTTGCTAAGAAATCTTGGAATAATCCAAGTTTATGCTCCTCTAATTTGTTTTGATCAACTAAAGTGTTGATTTTCTTTGCAGTTTTTTCTGCAAGTTGTTCGCGAAGAATTCCTCCTTCCCAAACCCATTCTTTTCCTTCCATTATTCCTGATACAAATGCGTCAGGTGCTGATGGATCAGCAACAATATCAGCAGCGGTTGCTAACATAAAATCTTCACCGACAACTTTGCATCCAGATGCAGTGTCTTCTTTAAGTGAACCGACACCACGAGACGAGACTCCGAGGGTAACTCCTTCTCCAATTAAATTGGATGCAATCTTACCCATTGGTGTTGAAAGTAATTGTGCTTTACCAACAAAGTTTTTACCTTCTTGACGAAGTGAAGTTATCTTATGTGATACACGATCTAAGTTAACAGTAGGGCCATCTGGATGTCCGAGTTCTCCAAGTGCTCTACCTTTGTTAACGAACTGTTCGTTATAACGATTTACTTCTCTTGCAAGCGTACTTACAGGGTATAATCTTCCGTTGCGATTTTTGATATCTCCTTGTAAGAAAACACCTTCAATGTACAACTTTTTATTTGCACCTTTGCCCTCAGAAATAAACTTAACTTTTTGGACTTCTTCTGTAATTAGTTTCATTTGTTTAACCAGTAAATCCTACTTTTGCACCTTTCACAGCAGCGTTAGCAGCAAACACCGCTTGTTCTGGATTCTTCTCCAAGAACTCTACGGTACCTCTTAGTAATGTAAAGGATCCTACAGTGCTACCATTTGCTGCAGTTGCAAGTGTTACTAAATGATCTGCATTTGTTGCAGTATTAACTAAACGAACAACTGTTGCTCCAGAAAATGTCGATGCTGTTCCAACATTAACTGGTAGTGCTGCCTCTGCTCCCTTTACAAGAGTTCTTTGAGTCATTATTCTTCCTCTTGTGGTTCAGTATCTACCTCAATTTCATCTTCAATTTCATCAAACATTGCATTACCTATTTCAGGTCGAAGATCTTCAACCCTCTTGGCCGCTTTTTGATATAGTAGATCTTTAAGTTCATCTGAAACCTTTGCAGGTTCAGAATCCATCGCAATCATGTCAATAATGTTTTCCATATTTAGATTAGGTATATATTTTATTTATATCTGTTACTTTTTGGTGTCTAAACATACTCAACCCACCCTGTAAGGATGTATTTTGTTTCGTGTGGAGCATTTACTCCAACATGCATATGTGTCCAACCTGCTGGCCAGATATAAAGATCTCCAGAAATTGGTTTCGTTATGAAGTCTTGATGTATAAAATGTGTCCCACCTCCGACTTTAATATCATTCAAATAAATCATCCATGCAAAAATACGATTTTGACAAGTACTACCCACATCACAATGTATAAGATCATAATAATTATTTGGTTCATATTTTGACATTTGACATGTAGGACTCACATGCCATCTTCCTATGCTTGAATCAATCAAAGGAAATTTATTTTTATACTGATATAAAATATTTTCTAAGGTATTTTCTAAACCAAAATTATTGGGATTGGGATTTTTAAAATCAATATCTAAACCTATTTCTAAGTTATTTAATTTTTTATTTCCTGCTGATCCTTGTTTTGCAAGATTTAAATTTGTTTCAAAATAATCAATAAGAAAGGTGCATGATCTTTTAGGATATGCACCCTTTACTAAATGTATAAATTGCACTAGATCTCTGCTGATTTTGTATCTTGACTTAATTGTGCATCAGTAACTGCACCTTGTGATTCTAAATCATCGTCCAATGGAACATCACCTAAATCTCCACCAGTTGGTTCACCTGTAATTGGATCAACTGCATTTGGATCTGGAAGTATACCATCTTTAATTTCTTGTTCAATCTGCTCATCAATTTCTGCAATCTCAGTGTCAGATTGACGAAGAACTTTCTTACGAAGATATTCAGTTGAATAATACTTACCAAGATATGGTTCAACAGTTGCTGCAAGACCTAATCTTTCATTCATCATTTCAGATTCTTTGAGTTCTGCAAACTGATTATCATATAAGAAATCATACTGAATATGATCACTCATTGACTCCCAATCTTCTGGAGTAATAATATTTTTTAGAATTAGTTGAGTTCTCAACATGTCATTAAACATGTTTCCAAATCTCTTTCTTAATCTTCCAACAAACTTACTAAACTTAAGTTCATCTCTTAAAATCTCAGATGATCTTCCTAAATTAAATCCACCTTCAGATGCGATTCTTGATTCTGGAACTCCAAGTGCACGATATAATTTTTTCTGGAAGTATTCAATATCAGATAGTTCACCTAGATTTTGTCCACCGGGAAGTGTTGTGATTTCAGTTCCACGACCACCTTCTCTTCTTGGCAACCAGAAATCTTCCATCATTGACATGAACTTACGATCATCTCTTACTTCACCAGTTTGAGCATTGTAAGTTAACTTGTTACGATAGCGACTCATCACTTCTTTTAAGTATTGCTCTGCTTTTACCTTTGGAAGATTACCAACATCAATGTAAAATATTCTTCTTTCTGGTGCTCTTGATAAACGATAGATAACAAGACTATCTTCAATCATTCTTAATTGATTCAGTGCTTTGATTGCCTTGTGCATGTATGATAAACAAGTTCCCTTGTTTCTATCAAATAAACCTGATGTCACATAAGTGATTGAATCCTTTGCAATCTTAATGTTTTTCTCACGACCTGATGATGCAGGTGACATTACACCAATTGGATAATTTGGTTTTGGTGTGTAGATATAATACTCTTCTATATCAGGATAAGCATTCTTCGTAACATCTTTGACATTACTTAAGTCAACTATACCATTTCCATTTCTACCATTTCCTTGTTTCTTCTCTTGCCTGACGAATTTCATCTTCATCGGGTCAATATATCTTAATTCTTGTATTCCATCTTGAGGTCTTTTGACATCAATAACTTTCATATAGTAAAGTCTTCCGTCAATATACCAGTTTCTGAATATCTCATGAGACTTCTTATCAAAGTCCATGATCTCCTTTAAATGTCTGAATTCTGATCGAATCTTATCTTTTAGACCATCACTCGCATTTACGTTTGATAATTCTATTTCGATTGGTGAGTCGTAGAGATCACTCACGATCGCTTCATTAACTACATCTTCAATAGCATTGTCACATTCAGGGTGCAAAGCCATTTCACGATATCTTTTAATCAGATCGTATTCTGTTTTATATACTCCTTCTATATCAACATACTGACCATAAAAACCAGAATTAATAAAATAGTCAACCCCGTCCTCATTGTTCTGAGGAACGGGGGCGACTACTGAATCAGGTTTTTTATCTGAATCATCAATAGAGAAACCAAATAGTTTAGGCATTGTATAACGTCTTTATATTCTATTATACACTATTTATCAAATAAATCAACGTCTAGTTGATTGCCTCTCCACCGGCATTAGCTCCGGTGCCCTTAATTGCTTCCCACCACTGAACTTGGAATTCAACGGTAAACTCTTCAACACTGTCAACTGTTTCGTAACTTAGGTCGATTGCACTGATGTTTGTTGGGAATACATCATGGAACTTATAGGTTCTAAGTGTAGATCCATCTCTGTCTAATTGATGAACATATGCATCTGGTTGATACAATGCTGGATCTTGTGCTCCAGTTGCATCTTCCATACTATTAATGAAGTCCATCCATTTCTCAAACGCAGAACGAATTGAGAAGTCAACGTCATTAATAACTGTAACTGTCCATGTATCGAAGGTTCTGTCTCCAGCGATCTTAAGAATCCTACCTCTGAAGTTAACTTCAATCGGTGTGATGTTAGATGCTGGTAACTGAGCAGCTTTTACCAAGAACCTTGATTTTTCTTTAACGTCATTCTCGATAGCGATTGGATCAGGAAAGACGAGTTCCACTTCAAACAGATTCGGTCTTGCACCGCCACCGGCCATCTTGCTCTTGAAGTCGGTGATCGTTCTGAGTGGTGGTCTGTTAAATTGGGTTGCCATTTTCTTTAATTACCTCTAGTTAAACAGTTCCAATAACTTCATCGAACGAGATGCCAGTTCTTGTGGCAACGAATGTAAGACCAATAAAGTTAATTGACCTTGCAGGTTTAATGAAGATGTCTGCGACAAACTCATTATTATCTATGATAGCAGCAGTGTTATTTGTTTCATCACAAACAACTCTGAAGTCAAAGATACCTCGTTTGGACTGAACATCACGAAGGAATGGTTCAACAATGTTCACAAAGTTAGTTCTT